GGAGTCGGTGTGGATTGTGATTTGATTCTTTCCTCCTGATCCTTGAATCGTTGGTTTTGTTCTTCAATCATTCTCTTGCGTTCTGCTTCCCTACGATTCACCTCTTCTCGTCGTCCAATGTCATAATTATCGACTAATCGTGCTGATTTGATATTAGCGCCAGGGTATCTTGCTCTTGCGACATCAAGAGCTGAATTTCCACTGTTAACACCATCGATCAGAATCTCTTGCGAACGATAGTTCCGATCACCGTAGATTTGAAGTTTGTAGGTAGGCATGGGTCAAGCGATTGAGATGAGTTCGTTGTAACGATCTAGAGGGCAATATCTCACGACTCCGTTAATATCTTCCAGACCAATCATCAACCAATCAAGATTATCACACACAGCGCTGTAGGTAACAACTTTATAGACATTTCCTGACTCGTCTTCTACCTTACAACCTACGATCTGTGGGAACCATTCTGAAAATTTCATAATTCTGTTGCAGTTACACTATAGGGGACGTTTGAAGGTGAGTAATTTTGTGTCCCGACAATGAGGCCTTACAATGTAACAAGGTAACCACACAAACATGTTACAAATGCCTCGAACATGGGTCTTACAGAGTGTTGTAACCACCACAGAAATTACACTCATGCCCATACATCAATATCCCTTCTGCTCAACTAACTCAACATCGAGAACTTCGCCATCGATGAGTTCACTTTCCATGTGCCAGAAGTCTCCATTATCCATTGCATTTCTGGCCTCTTCTTCAGTATCAAACTCATAAGAAGAAACGATTTGTTCAGTAACATAAACACAATAAGTCATGATTAAAATAATTAGAAAGGGTGTGTCCAGGCTAGTTGTTGTTTTTTGGTGATTCTTCCGTCTCGAAGGAGACCATCAACCACATCATTGAAGACCTTTTGTTTTTGTTCTCTTGTCAGATTGTGGTCAATTCGTGAGGCTGTCTCTTTGACAACACGGACAAGTTGTGCTTTGTTAATCATCTTGTGAGAGTAAGAAACGACGGACTTGATAAGCTTGATGTTCTGAATTGAATGTGGCAATCTTGGTCATGTCATCACGCCAATATAATGCCCATTTGTGTGACCCCATCACACCTTTGACGAGGATAGGGTTATCAATACCGAGTGGGTAAGCCATATCAACCTCCGAACATTTCGTCGAACAGTGGTGTGTCGCGGTGTTCACGATCATACATTTCATTAATCAACCAAATGTTTTGTTTGATCCAAGCAATTTCATTTTGTTTGGTGGTCAATTCTTGGCGAAGTTCGTAGAGCTTTTGGTTTCTCTCTGTGATAGTCATAGCTTTGAAGTGTGGTTACACTATAGTGGACCTTTGGAGGTGAGTAATTCTATTTCAGCTCAATCCTGTCCATAAGACACATCCCCAGATCAAAGAATAGTTCTTGATCACATTTACCTAGTTTCTTCTCCAATGCTTCACCGATAAGTTCAGTCATGAAGTCATAATACTTCTCACTTTCGTATATCTCCTGAACAATATCAGGTTTGATAACATCAGCGAGTTTGGAGACTGTGGATTCAGAGAGTGGCATTGGATTAGAAGTAAGTGGGCAAAAGTGACACAATCAACGACGATACAAAAATGAACCGTAGGGATCACAAATATCAGGATTCTCGACTAAACCTTCAAGAGAGAATCTAATACCTTTAGCTGGTGCTTTGTGTGATGCTGGTTTATACACAGCACCATCACTCTTCTCTACAAACATATAACAACTGCGACCACGTAATCTTTCACCGTCAGAGATCAAATATGACCAGACTTTGATATACTTACGTCCAACCTCAAATTCAAAATTAGTGTAAGTATTTCTGCATGATTCAACGGCATTTACTTTCTCTCTGTTGTTGAGAACTTCGAGCAAACACTCAATGAGATATTCTGTTTTGTACTGTGGTGCAGTGAATGTCATGATGTGTGGTTGATTACAATACTAGGGACGTTTGGAGGTGAGTGATTCTGAAGCTTTACGATTGATAGCTGCAACTGATACGCAACTGTGTGTAGTCTGTGTTGGTTGATATACCCACACAATTTTACGGGTATCAATGTCAGATGCCATGTTGTAGATCATTCTTCATTCTCCTTGATAGGATTAGCATAGTATTCGTTCTCTGTAGTCACATCTGTGAAACATTGATCTTGATCATTGAATAACAGATACAATGTTTCATCATTACCCTCAACATTCCATTCATTGTGTAATGCAAGAATGTTAAGTGCGGTCTTCAATCCTCTCTTACCTTTACTTTTTGACTTCCTCCACTTATTACCCATCACCTTGATCCTTGATTCATACTGTTCAAGGATCTGTTCAGAGATATATTCACACCGAGCATGATTGTACTCAAATGTGGTGCCATCAGTCTCAAACTTTTCAGTCAGTTCAGGATCGAATTTCATCAAACTTCCTCCGTAGTAGTTGAACCTTTACCAACATTACTTGGCCCTGTCCAAACAACACCATCTTCGTACCACTTTGATACAAATGCACGGCGAAGATCAGTCAGTTCAGTATAACGAGCTTGTTGTGATGAAGTATAAGAGAAATTCTGTGCGCGCCAGGTTTTACGAAGTTCCTGAAGTTCACGAAGAATTTGGGATGAATTGTTCATAATAAGAGCAGGGTTACAATAAAGGGGACGTTTGAAGGTGAGTTATTTTGAGCAGGTCTCAATTAGCTTCTTCCTGATACTATCTGCAGGAACTTCGTAAGCTACAATATAAGCCTCAATCTCCTCCACAATAGTCATTGGATCAAGACCATCATTAACCATCATTTCAAAGAGTTCTTCTAATCGTTCCATTGGCATGGTAGATGCTTCAACAAAATCTACATATGTTTCTTCATCAAAAAATGGTTGAGAAACACCATCACCAATTACACCTCGTGCGCAGTCTTGAATCACATGATGTGCCTCATGTCGCAAGGTGTCGAAATCATTTTCAGTCCAAGGTTGTTCCACTAAATGTGAAGTCATGTTGTCCTGACATACAATTAACATGGCAGAATAGAGGAAATATCTACCATCAACACTCCCATCTTTAGGACAATGGAGTTTGTGATTGTAGATTGTAGTTACACCTTGATTCTGTAATTCCTTCCACAATGCATGATGATCCTCTGCAGTATTGTTGGCCTTAGCCACACCAGGTGTCAGAATTGATGCTGCAACGAGAAGAGAAGCAAATAGTTTTTTCATTGATTGTTTTCACACATGAGGGCACGGTATTCTTCGACAACAGTTTCTAGACTGTCAATTGCATATCTTATTCCAGCGGTGTTGTACCCATAAGCATAGGGATAACCTTTGTCAGGATCACCCTTGCTTTCAGATCCCACAGATAAACAATCACGAAGACTGTCAATGACAGTAAGAAGTTTTGAATCAACATTCATAGTTTGGTACATAATTTGAGTTTAAGTGACCTTAGAGCTTGCTTACGAGACCTTAGACGACCCTTACAAGTTCCTTTAGTAGTCTTAAGTTTTTTGGAGTGGTGTTGCCAGTTTGGTGTGGTGTGTGACATACTACAGAAGACCTTTGAAGGTGAGGTATTTTATCGTTTTTTAAGTTTCTTCATCAATGTCAAAGCAGATTGCTTGTTACGACATACTTTAATGGGTGATCCATTATGTATAACCATGAGCTGTGTTTGTGAGCCACTCATAGGGATAGCCAATAAGTTTTCATTGAACACTATAGGAAGAGCTCCTGGTTTAGCATTAAGAATGTGAGAGTTAGTGTATTTCATATTATCTACGAACTACACTATCATACATCTCACCCTTCTCAAAGACAACATCTACACAGTTTTGTAGTGCCTTTTGAGTAGAGATACCAACATTATTGTAGCAAGGGACACACAGAAGACCATAAGACTTGGCTTCAGAGCCAACACGAATGACACGACCGACAGTCTGTAGCATCTCGATCGCATCCATGTTACGAAGGAAGATAACAGCTTCAAGTTCAGAGACGTTGATACCTTCAGACAGAATAGAACGATGAAGAACAACAAACTGTTTGGCAGGATCTTTACCCCATGCATTCAGTGTCTCAAAGAACTCTTCACGCGATACTTTCTTACCATCAATGACAGCACCAGTCTTGGCGGTGATATACAGATAAGAGTAACCACGCATGTTCAACTGATCAGCGAAGTCTGTCCTGAAAACATTCATCAACTGACGTGTGGTTTTGACACACACAAGAATCTTTTTGATCCTGATCTGGTCAATGGTCTCAAGGATCTTGTTGCTCTCAACATATGGAGTCAAGGACTTTTTATCGACCTTGGCCATATCAATCACCTTGACTTTAGGTGGGAGAATGTAACCGTTCTGAACCAGTTCGGGTGCAGACACACGTGCAATCACCTGTCCATAAGTCTCACCCCAGTTCATACCAGGTTTGTTGACTGTGACACTAGTCTTGCGAGTAGCAGTAAAAAAGTAACAGCGATCCGCATGGCCACTGAAATACTCTGTCGGTGGATAGAAGTTACGTTGAACACTGTTATGTGCCTCGTCAAAGTAAATCGTATCTACAGCAATACCAGCTTCCTGAACACGATGAAGCGAGTGATATGTGGTGAAGATAATAGCATGCTCACGGACATGATTACACATATCCACAAACAGTTTGATATGATCAGACTTGGTAGTGCTGAAGTATTTTGTATCACCACTGTGACAATGTAAGACGTTAGCATTAGTGATGTGCTCCATATACTCCGAACAGAGTTGGTCTGCCAGGAGAATACGAGGAGCGACAACAACAATGTTACGAGGAACATTGACCTCAAATCTCTTCACTGCATCCATGATTGCGATGAGTGTTTTACCACCACCGGTAGGAACAATGATCTGCCCAATACTATTCTGACGGAGAGCATAAACTGCTTCCTGTTGGTGTGGGCGAAGTTTGATCATCAAGTTCAGTGGCTACAATACAAAGGACGTTTCGAGGTGAGTAATTCTATTAGAATGGAAGTTTCCCAACCTCAATACGTTCTTTTGCTCTATCAAAGTATTCTTTTTCTCGTTCAATACCAATAAACTCTCTCCCCTCCAATCCTGCAGCAATTCCTGTTGTCCCTGCACCCATACAAGGATCGAGAACAGTATCACCAGGGTTTGAATATGTTTTGATAAGCCACCTATACAACTCAACAGGTTTTTGAGTGGGATGATATTTACCCTCACTCTCTGCTGTCTTAAAGTATATCACACTTCTAGGATAACGTGTCCCATCCTCATTCTTTACATGCACTGCTTTGGTTTGTTTTCCATATTGTTCTGCATCTCTCACTGCCTTCCCTTTATCGTATGGTTGTCCTGATGTCATTTGTGGGTTATATGTTGGTTGTTTCTTATAAAACACCACAATATCTTCATGTGCCCTCATCGGCTGTTTCTTTGCGTTAAGATAACCAGTTGCTTTACTTTTTTCCCATACCAAACTATATTTGAAGTCACGATAGTTTGTAGATATAAGAACAGACGTAAATGGTTGTGCTGCTGTTGAAACAATAGCACAAGTTGGCTTACAAATAATGTCTGCTATCTCCCAAAACTTATCATAATCAATGATACGATCCCATTGATTACGTCCCTTGTTTAATGTTCCATAGGGAAAGTCAGTCAATAAAAGATCAATGCTCTGGGGTTCAAGATTGCCCAGAACATTGAACATATCATCGTTATATAACATCAATTATTCAACCATTCCATGAACTCATTATACACTCCTTTGTCAAGTACAAAGTCCGAACGATACTCTTCTTTGTAAATTGGACGAGTGGATGATCTCTTTCTTTGAGGATTAACAAAGAATATTGTTAGTTCTTTACCAGTCTCATGCTTAAAATATTCTTTATAATATTCAATAGCATCATCAGCACAAGCATTTTGACCTGCAAAGATACAATATTCTGCATCATCAGGTACATCAGGTGATTGATTTAATTTGATGAAATCCGTTACTGCACGTTCCAGATAACATCTATCCAGATATGTTTTTGATTCTACTGCTTTCACCATCACACCATTACGATAGATGTGCTTATCAACCTGCAATGTCCTTAAACTCTTTCCATTTATCTCTTTTGTACGGAAATAATCATTTTTACGGGCATCCAATCCCAATTCTTTACAAGTGCGCTCAATCAGGTTCTCATAAACCAAACCAGAAGCAGCACGAGCAGCACCACCACCTCTTGAATGAATTTCTGGAAGTGCATCGACATCCTTCCCATACTGTTCAATAATTAAAGTCATAGCTGACATAAGTGTGTGGTTATACTATAAGGGACGTTTGGAGGTGAGTAACTATGTACCGTACCCATTGTTGAAGTTAGCGTAGGCAAACTCTGTACGATTGACCAGTTTGACACTACCATAGTTTTCAGAATGGAAGACATAACCTTCACCATTGGGGGCAATATCACCACTTGGAAGATAAGATGTTGGTGCATCAGTAACAATCAAACTATCCATGATGTCAAGCTTGATCTCCATGACATACTGATAAAGATTGGCAAGATGAACACAACCAAGGATGTCAGTCAGTGTAGCATCATCAAGATACTGACCAGACTTGATCAATGCATTGATACCCAGTTTGGCCTGATATGCCTCCTTATCAGACAAGAACTTGATCATGTCTTTGTTGATCTTTGGTGCCTTGGTTTGTGGTGGCATACGATCAACGGAAGGTTGTACCCACTTGACCATTTTAGTATCTTCCAAAGTATCGGTCAATGGCTCACATACACCATCACTGAACTCTGCATACACATTGACAACAGTGTGTGGTGCGATCACCAGTTTCTGATCAATAGCCTCTGGAAATGCATAGGTCAGAGTATTTTGAGTCAATACGTCG